GTTGAAAGTTTATTACTTGAACTTGTAGGACAAAGAGCACTTTATGACTACCTAGTTGTGTGTGATGAAACAAACAACACACCAGCAAGAATTGATCGTAATGAGCTTTATGTTGATATAGCAATTGAACCAGTTAAATCAATTGAGTTTATATACATTCCGTTAAGACTTAAGAATACTGGCGAAATAGCAGGCTTATAAGATGATAAATAATATTAAGCAATTAGGAGCAAATTAAATGGCAATCTCATCATTATCGAAAATTACAGTTCCGTTAGCTAGTGGAGACAGTGCCGCTAGCCAGGGCTTGTTGATGCCGAAGCTCCAGTACCGCTTTAGAGTGTCGCTGGAAAACTTTGGTGTTTCAACTCCGACAACAGAACTTACCAAACAAGTTATTGACGTAACTCGTCCAACTGTTGCTTTTGAGCCAATGGAAATTCATGCATACAACTCAAAAGCATACTTAGCAGGCAAGCATACATGGCAGCCAATTACACTAAACTTACGTGAAGATGTTAATAACGCTGTACAAAAACTTGTAGGCGAACAGTTACAGAAGCAATTTGACTTTATGGAACAGTCAAGTCCAGTATCAGGTCAAGATTATAAATTTACTACACGTATTGAAATCTTAGATGGTGGTAATGGTGTATATCAACCAAACGTATTAGAAACGTTTGAACTATACGGTTGCTTTATTACAAATGCAAACTATAATACACTAGCATACCAAAACAATGAACCTGTTACTGTTACACTAGAAATGCAGTATGACAACGCAATTCAAACTGATGCTGATGGCGGCATTGGTGTAAGTGTACCAAGACAAAATGGCTCGTTAATTACAGGCGGCGGTTCGTAAGTTATTTTAATATAACGCAAAGAAGGGGCTTAGTGCCCCTTTTTTATTATCTACGTACATAAAAGATATAGATAAATATTAGTATGACCACTAATGCATATTCGAATAACCTAAATGCCTACAACGGACCTAAAGGTAATCTAGCAGATTACAATCATGCTTCGCGGCTATTTGTTAGTAGCAATTTAAAATTTGCACCTAAAACAAAATATCTTTATCACACATATTTTGCAATTGATCCTAATGTAGGTAATACTATACAAGCATTAGTAGAAAAGTATGGTATTGAAATAGGACTGTTAGTTAAAATGGCTGACTTACCTAAATTTCAAGCTACAGTAGAAACACGTAAAAAGTACAATCGTACAAAACATATGCAAACAGCAATTCAATATCAGCCTGTTACAATTACATTTCATGATGACAATCACGGAGTAACAACTGCATTACTAGAAGCATATTATAGATATTATTATGCAGATGCGTGGTATGGTGACGAAGCAGGAGCATATAACAAAGCCGGTGATGGCGACAATACATATAAAGGTAGAGAACGTAATCAGTTTAGATATGGGTTAGACAATAGTTTATCGGTACCTTTTTTTAGAAACATACAAATATCTCAATTATCAAGATCGCAATATACTACATATACATTAGTAAATCCAATAATTACAAATTGGGAACACGATCAAGTTGATAGTGCAGATAACGGTACATTTATGCAAAATACTATTACGCTTCAATACGAAGCTGTTCATTATAGTCGAGGATCTGTTGAAGTAGGTGCAGATGGCAATCCAACCGGGTTTGGTGTTGCACATTACGATACACAACCAAGTCCATTAAATGTACCACTTGCATCATCTATAGATACAGATCTATTAGCAAATTTAAACTCTCCAGAATACCGTGATAATGATCCTAACATTGATTACGATAATGGTCCTTTAACATACCTAAGTGATGCATTTAATAGCTTATACAGCAGTATATCACAAATAACAAATGTTGATAATATTAGTGGATTACAAGATATTATTATCCCTAAAACAAGGGGAGCAGGCGGGCAACAGTCAGTAACTACAGCAACTAGCAGTAAAATTACATCAAGATCTACTAATACTAGTTCTAGTAAAAGTTTTGACGAATTATCTAATAATCCGGAAGCATTAGATTCTTTAGCTAAGATATTATTTTTAGCAGACTTTTTAAGTAATGGCGGCGACGGCGTTAATAATTTACAATCAGCATGGGCATCATTGCCAGCAACATTAAAAGAATCATATAAGAAAAAAGTATTAGAGGACGCTGAATAATGAGTAGTTTACCAATACCAAATATATCAAAAAGATCTGACAAAGGTGTACAGTTATTCTTTGATACATATTACAATACTCAAATTAATTTGTTAGATAACGAATTAAGTGTAGTAATATCATTTTTTGAAGAAGCAGGGTTTGAAAAAACAGCGGCAGTAGCAGTTGGAACTGTTTTATTAAGACAAGCAAAAAATGAAAATATAAAAATATTTGAATTAATTGATACACTAAAAACACTAGACGGTGTTAAACTAAGTTCAGTTGTTGCAGAGATACTTAACTATAATAGAAAAAGAACTAGTGTAGTAGGTTTTAGAAAACAAAAAGTTAACACAACAATCGAATCAAGAAACATACTTGAAGGCTCGTAATGGCTAAAAAGTTTGCTCAGGGAAAGTATACTCTAAAATTTCCTGAAAAGTATGTAGGAAATAAAACCCCAACATATCGTAGCAGTTGGGAGTTTGCCTTTATGCGATTCTGCGACGAACATACATCTGTAGAACAATGGGCAAGTGAAGCAATAAAGATCCCCTATAGAAATCCACTAACTGGAAAGAACACAATTTATGTTCCTGATTTTTTTATAGTATACGGTGATAAGATTGGCAAAAAGCGTGTAGAACTTATTGAAGTTAAACCAGCTAATCAAACGCTACGTGAAAAAGTTGGACGTAGCAAACATAATCAAGCACACTATGTAATTAATCAAGCAAAATGGCAAGCCGCAAGAGCATGGTGCAGTCAAAAAGGTATATTCTTTAGAATTATAAACGAACAAGATATGTTCCACCAAGGCAAAAGAAGATAAATAAAACTAGCATATAATGGTATAGGACAAATGACCAAGAAACTAGAAGACCTACTAAATTTGCCTGAGAGCAAAGAAATTATAGAAGAAGCTGAAGTACAGGAAACTGAACAGCAGTCTTATCATCTTGAGCAACAAAAAGAAACTATGCGAGATATTGCAGAGTTTGATAAAATAAGTTCAGCATTACCTCAGGTAAAAGGGTTGGGCGACTTAGCTGACAAAGAACTTAGTGAAGTGTCAGACAAAGCAATGCAAGCATACGAAGATTTAATGGATTTAGGTATGAATGTTGAAAGCAGATATTCTGGTAGAGTGTTTGAAGTTGCCGGCACAATGTTAAAAACTAACCTAGATGCAAAAGTTGCTAAACTAGATAAAAAACTAAAAATGGTTGAACTGCAACTTAAGAAAGAAAAACTTGACTCTGACAAAGGTAAAAAGGGCGATACTGACTTTGTTAATGGAGAAGGCTACGTTGTCACAGACAGAAATAGTCTATTAGAGAAGCTAAAAGGGCTTGATAAAGATAAATAACATATAATAGGAAATATTGATATGCGCAAATTTAATGAAATTCTAACAGAAGCTAAAAAAACATACGAGTTTAAAGTAGGTTTAGCTGGTAGTATGCCTGAAGGGTTTGAAACTAGTTTGAAAACTGCACTTGAAAAATTTGATGTTGTTAACATGACAGCAGGCAAAAAAACACCAATACAAGAACGTCCATTAGATTTCCCCCAGTTACAAAACATGGAAGTTACATACTTTGAAGCAGAAGTAAACTATCCAACTACTCCACAAGTACTACAAGAATATTTAGGTAAGTGTTGCGGTGTAGATCAAAGTTATATCATTGTGCGTAATATGAATGACCCAAGAGAAGAATATCAAAGCGAAGCAGAAGAAACTACATATGATGTGTTACTAACACAGGAAGATATGGGCGGAGAATCAGCTCAAGAAGAAGCTGGTGAAAGCCGAGTAATGAACTTGTTGAAAGAACTAGAAACTGCTCGTAAAGAACGCGGACATGAGCCTACTGAAGGTGTACATGTAGGCGATAGCAAAGATATTGACAATAAGGAAAACAGTGCCAGCACTGTAGGGAGTTAAAAAATGGATATGAAAAATATTTTACAAAACATGGATGCGGCCGCAAGTGGTGACAAACCTTCCGCTGGCGCAAAAGATGTTAATGATATGAAAACTATCTTAGAGTCTATACAAGAATGCGGTAGTCCAATGATGGCAGGACAAGAAATGCCAATGGCATCAGAAGCTGGTCAACCAGTAACAGTAAGTATTACAGCATCAGGTAAAGACAATGTATCAGACTTAATTGCAATGATGCAAGATGCGGCAGGTATTACACAGATGGGACCAGCAGTTACTGATGAACCAAAAATGTTACCTACACCAGATGGTGATAAAGATATGGATATGGCCGCAATGAGAGATATTATTATTGGACCAGATCAAGAAGACGAAGTTGAAGAAGACGGTTACGATAACGCACCTGATCCAGAGTACAAAGATCATCATCACATGACTAAGGATTTATCCGGTGGCCTTAACCGCGAAAAGAAAGCATACAAAGCTACACAAGACGGCGACAATCCAATGGCTGTTGAAGACGATAGCAATGATCTAGAAACACGTATCAAAGAAGAACTTCAAGCGGCACTAGAAGCCAAGTACGGTAAAAAAAAGAGTAAATGTTCTGAATGTGGCAACGAAGTAGCTGAAGAAGATGAAGAATACGTTGCAGAAAAACAACGCTTAGACCCCAAATGTTGGAAGGGTAAAAAAATTGGTAACCCTAAAACAAAAATGAAGGGCGGCGTTAGAGTTAACAACTGCGTTCCTGCTTAATCCCCCAGAATACTCAATAGGCTCTTAGGAGCCTATTTTTTTCACTAAATATTAGTATGGCAGCATCATTAGACGGCGTCTTAATTAAGAAGGCGAATAAACAAGAAACATTTACTGAAGAACAAATACAAGATTTGCAAGCCTGTATGGATCCTGATGAAGGATATCTATATTTTGCAAAACAGTTTGCGTTTATTCAGCATCCTGTAAAGGGCAAACTTTTGTTTGATCCTTTTGAATATCAGCTACGTTTGATGCACAGTTATCATAGTTATAGATTCAATATTAATATGATGCCTAGACAAACAGGCAAAACTACATGTGCTAGTATCTATCTAGCATGGTATGCTATGTTTAATCCTGATCAAACTATCCTTATTGCGGCACACAAATACACAGGTGCACAAGAAATTATGGCACGTATACGTTACGTATACGAAACATGTCCTGATCATATTAGAGCAGGTGTTACAAGTTACAACAAAGGTAGTATTGAATTCGAAAATGGTTCACGTATTGTAAGTCAAACAACAACAGGCAATACAGGACGTGGTATGAGTATTTCGCTACTATACTGTGACGAGTTTGCATTTGTGCAACCTAACATTGCAGAAGAATTTTGGACATCAATATCACCTACACTAGCAACAGGTGGTCGTGCTATTATTACTAGCACACCAAATAGTGATGAAGATACATTTGCTACTATTTGGAAACAAGCAGAACAAAAGTTTGATACACATGGCAATGAACAAGAACTAGGTATAAACGGATTTCATAGTTTCCGTAGTTATTGGGACGAACATCCTGACAGAGACGAAGAATGGAAAGAAGAAGAAATTGGCCGTATTGGCGAAGAAAAATTTAGACGTGAATATGGCTGTGAATTTTTAGTATTTGACGAAACTCTTATTAATAGTATTAAGTTAGCTGTAATGGAGGGCATAAAGCCTGTGTTAAATATGGGGCAAACTCGTTGGTATAAAAAACCTACAAGTCAATATACATATTGTGTTGCACTTGATCCTAGTATGGGTACAGGCGGTGATAATGCCGCTATACAAGTATTTGAATTACCAAGTTACGAACAAGTTGCTGAGTGGCAACATAACACTACAGCTATACCCGGACAAATAAGAGTGTTATCGGACATATGTAAGTACATAGAAGATCAAACAAAAAACCCGCAAGGAATTTATTGGAGCGTGGAGAACAATGGATTAGGTGAGGCTGCCCTTATCGTTATAAACGACTTCGGTGAAGAGAACATTCCGGGTTTGTTCGTCAGTGAGCCTATCCGCAAAGGACACGTTCGTAAATTCCGCAAAGGCTTTAATACTACACATAGCACTAAAGTAACTGCATGTAGTAGATTAAAAACTATGATCGAAAATGATAAAATGATAGTTCATTCAAAACCATTTATATCTGAACTTAAAGGATATATTGCTACTGGTTCAAGTTATCAAGCAAAGGTTGGAATGAGTGACGATTTAGTTAGTGCTACACTACTTGCTATAAGAATGATGAGCGTTCTTAAAGATTGGGATCCTAGAGTATATAGCACGTTTAATCAAGCAGAAGATTTAGAAGATTATGAAGCACCCATGCCGATCTTCGTTAGTAGCAATTATTGATAAATACTTTTATGAAGAATCTAGACAACATAGCAGATGAACTGTTTAACAAAGTTCGAGGACGTTTTCCAAATGTTACTATTGGCGATGCCGAAGGTAAAGTTACCAACGTACCTGAAGAAGCTCGCTTTTTTGACTTTGAATATAAAGAGTCAGATAGGGCATTAGGTAAAGTTAGTATTAGTATTGACGAAGATAGTTTAAGTGTTATGTATAGTAATGACTTTGTTGCAAATGAAGATGCAATGACTAGAGATAACTGGTATAATTTTCTTAAAGAACTTAGAGTTTTTAGTAAAAAACGAATGCTAAATTTTGATACAAGAAATATTACAAAGTCTAACTTAGATCGTAGAGATTACAACTTTTTAGCGACAAACCGCACTGAGGAAGAACAGATGACAGAGTCAACAATGTATGGAACAGATAAAACAAGTTTCCAAAAATTTGGAAATGCAAAATTATCTATAAAACATTCTACACCAATTAGTGTAGAAGAGAATAGCAGAGCCAGAAGTCAAAAGATAGGCAAAATTTATATTGAAAATGCAGAAGGTGAAAAGTTTAAATATCCTTACAAACACCTAAGCGGCGCAAGAGCAATGGCAACACATGTAAGCGAAGGCGGCTATCCATATGATGACTTTGGCAAACACATTATTAGCATGTCAGAAGAACTAAGCAAACTACGTAAGTTTAAAACCTATATGGGTCGCTCAAGTGTAATGGCTGAAAGTTTAGCAGGATATGTAGACATTGTTAAAGAACGTGCAGTGGCAATTAAAAAAGAAATTTCAAACTTACAAAAAACTGGATACTATAAAGAAGCAGTTGAAGGATTTGAAGCACCTGTACTAGAAGATGTTCCAACAGATGTTGCAGAAAATTGGATTGATCAATTAACTATTAAACAGTTTAATGAAGAACTACAAGATGTTTTCCCATACATTTACAATCTTGTTAGTGAAGCAACAAAAGCACAAGAAGTAACATTAGAAGAATTAGAAGAAGGTCCAATTGACTGGGCTAAAGGAAAAATCCAAGACTTCAAACAAGGCAATGCCAGAAGAATGGAACAGTATAAACAAGACTTACATATACTAAGAACTGTATTGTCAAGCAACGGCATGGACAAAACAATGATTGACAGACTAGAACAAGGTTGTTTAAATGACCCAAGAGTTTGTTTGTATAATGAAATTCGTAAAAAGAAAATGCAGTCCGGTGATATGGATATGGAAGTACAGCGTATTGGTAAAGAATTAAACAGTGGTTGGACTACACGTTCAGGTACAACTGACGAACAGATTGAAGATGCATTTGAAGATTTAATGGGTCAGTTTGGCGAAAAAGAAACTGATGCAGATGAAGGCAACGCATACGCACACGCTGTAAAGAAAGCCAAAATGAATGGTAAGAAAAAAGGCGATAAGGTAGACGGTCCAGACGGTGACGAAATTACACTTGAAAAGGATCAAAAGACACCATTAGGCGAGTTTGTATTATCATACTTTGATAGAGAAACAGGCCAGTTTCCAAAAGGTGAAACAGCAGTATTAACTATGGTAGAAAAAGACTATGGAGAAGAGTTTATTACTCCTGCAAAGAAGTTTATTGAAATGATCAATAACAAAGTAGCAGAAGTAATGGGTTACAGAGATACTGAGTCAGAAGATATTAGAAGATTAGCAGGGCTATAATAGCCCTCTAAAAGTTTTTCAAGTTTTTCTTTAAAAAAGACTTGACAAGGTAAGTAGTTGATAGTATTATATATACTGTGCTACAAACTTAATAGGCACAAAAGCACATAGGCATAACATTATAGGAGGCATAACTATGGCATCATTAGCAGAAATCCGAGCAAAGCTCAAAGAACAAGAAGCAGGCGCTTCAGGTAACCGTCAGTCAGGCGGTGATAACGGCATTTACCCATTTTGGAATATGAAAGAAGGCGAGAGTTCAACTCTACGTTTCCTTCCTGATGGCGATGCAGATAACACTTTCTTTTGGAAAGAACGTTTAGTTATCAAACTTCCATTTGCAGGCATAAAAGGTGAAACTGATTCACGTCCTGTACAAGTACAGATTCCGTGTATGGAAATGTACGGCGAAACATGTAACATTCTTAACGAAGTACGTGGTTGGTTTAAAGATCCAAGTCTAGAAGACATGGGTCGTAAGTATTGGAAGAAGCGTTCGTATATTTTTCAAGGCTTTGTAACGGATAACCCACTAGCGGATGATAATACACCTGAGAATCCAATTCGTAGGTTTATTATTGGTCCACAAATCTTCCAAATCATCAAACAAGCATTGATGGACCCAGACATGGAAGAACTGCCAACAGATTATACTGCTGGTGTAGACTTCCGTCTTAACAAAACTTCAAAAGGCGGATATGCAGATTACTCAACATCTAACTGGGCACGTAGAGAACGTCCACTAGGTGATGCAGAAATGAATGCAGTTAATACACACAACTTGTTTAATCTAAGTGATTTCCTTCCTAAAAAGCCAGGAGAAGTAGAACTCAAAGTAATGCAAGAGATGTTTGAAGCGTCAGTAGACGGTGAAGCATACGATGCAGATCGCTGGGGTCAATACTTCCGTCCAGCAGGTATGGCAGCACGTACAGGTGATCCAGTTGCTCCGGCAGCAAGTACACCTGCACCAACTACTGCTCCAGTAGCAGAAACTGCACCTGCAACTGCACCAACACCAACACCAGAAGCAACTCCAGCACCAGCGGCTGAAGCGGCACCTGCAGAAGGTGGTAATGCAAATGACATTCTAGCAATGATTAGAGCACGTCAAGGACAATAAAACAATATGACAGCTATTGGCGAAACCGAAGCAGAGATTCACGGTTTACCTGTCAAAACTTCAAAAGTTAATAGCTGTCACGCTTTTTAGATAGGAGAAAATATGGCTAACAAATCGTTTGATCCTTCGAAATTTCGAAGAGACTTAACAAAATCTATTACTGGAATGAGTAGTGGGTTTAATGATCCAACAGACTGGATTTCAACAGGCAACTTTGCACTTAACTATCTTATTAGTGGCGACTTTCACAAAGGTGTTCCACTAGGCAAGGTAACAGTGTTTGCAGGTGAATCAGGTGCAGGTAAATCGTATATCTGTTCTGGTAACATCGTAAAAGCGGCACAAGATCAAGGTATCTTTGTAGTACTAATTGATTCAGAAAATGCCCTTGACGAAACATGGCTACAAGCATTAGATGTTGACACAAGTGAAGATAAACTTCTTAAACTTAATATGTCAATGATTGATGACGTAGCAAAAACTATCTCAACATTTATGGATGATTACAAAGCAATGGACGAAGACGATCGTCCCAAGGTATTGTTTGTAGTTGATAGTTTAGGTATGTTATTAACACCTACTGATATCGATCAGTTTAACAAAGGTGATATGAAAGGTGATATGGGTCGTAAACCTAAACAGTTGACCGCACTTGTTCGTAACACAGTTAATATGATTGGAACACATAATGTAGGATTAGTATGTACTAATCATACGTATGCATCACAGGATATGTTTGATCCGGATGACAAAATCAGTGGCGGTCAAGGCTTTATCTATGCATCAAGTATCGTTGTTGCGATGAAGAAAATGAAACTAAAAGAAGACGAAGATGGTAATAAGATCAGCCAAGTTATGGGTATCCGTGCAGGCTGTAAAGTTATGAAAACTCGTTATGCTAAACCGTTCGAAGGTGTGCAAGTAAAGATTCCATATGAAACAGGTATGAATCCTTACAGCGGATTGCTAGAATTGTTTGAATCTAAAGGTGTAATTGAAAAGAGCGGTAACCGTTTGAAGTATATTACAAGTGACGGTGAAGAAATACTTGAATACCGTAAAAAATGGATTGGTGATAAACTTGATATAGTTATGTCAGATTACTTAGTAAAAGAAGCTTCTGTGGTAAATACCCCTGAAGTTGAAGATGAAGTTACAACTGATGATAACCTTATTGAGGAAGCAATTACTAATGAATGAAGAACAATTAGCAGACATTTGGATGACTTTTAAAGAATATCTTGACAAAAAACATGTTGAGATGGCGGCTGAACGTTTTATAGACTTACTAGCAGATTATGGTCTTTCGGACCAAGCATTTACAGAACTATTAGGTAATGACTATATTCTAGATAATGCAATTAATTACTACCTAGAAGTTGATGACGATACAGACGATTATAATGATGAGGAAGACGAGTATTAATGGGATGGTATAGCGAAGTAAGTCGTGATGTATCTAAGATACCAGACGCAATAGTATACTTTGAGGCAGAACTACAAACTGCTCGACAAGAGTGTAAACTTGTAGGAAATGTTGAAAAAGCATCTGCGGCAATGCCTGGTATTGTTGAGCACCGATTTAATCAATTACAAGAAATTGAAGCTATACTAAACTACCTTAACATTGAGTTACGTAGATTGCGTAGCTCATTCTTTAAAAAATATCTTGAAAACTATCAACGGGCTCTGTCTAGTCGTGACGTAGAAAAATACGTTGACGGCGAGGCAGATGTCGTTGATTATGAAAAGATTATCAACGAGTTTGCTCTTATGCGAAACAAATGGTTAGGTGTATTAAAAGCACTTGATCAAAAACAATGGCAAATTACAAATGTAGTTAAGCTAAGAGTAGCGGGCATGGAAGATGCCACGTTATAATGTATTACTAGGATGCGATCAAAAGTATTACGATGACTGGGCTCTTCCGTTATTGTTAAGTATTAACCGTCATAATCCTTGGCTTAATTTACATTGCCATATTGTTAATCCTACAAAAAAGAATAAACTAAAGTTTGCAAGTATTACTACTGAGCAAAGAGACTTTGTCACAGACGAAGCAAAAATATCTTATTTGCAAAGTGTTAGATTTCTTGCGGTTGCTGAAAAATTCAACAACGACGAAAATGTAATGACCTTAGATGCTGACAGTATTTGTACTCGTACTATTGGACAAGGTGCGGCAATTCAGCGACTGTTTAGTAAACAACATGTTCTTAAACATCATAAGGAAGATAGATGGTTAGCAGGTTTTGTAGTGTTTAACAACAATGGTTTTAGACAAGAATATTACAAAGAACTAACATCAGTTCCGTTTGATGACTGGAAATGGGGCAGAGATCAAACAGTGTTAAATACATTTGTAGATGAATTTAAGTTTGAACCTGTAAGTAAGTTATGGATGTCAATTGGCAAAGTGCCACGAAATACACCAAGTGCATTTTTAACTTTAAAAGGCGAACAAAAATTTACTGAAAAGTATCTTAATGGATACAATCGTTACAAAGGTTAGGATTAACAATGCCACTACAAGATCATTTAGGCGGACACATGAACAAAACGCATTTAGATAAAGGTGCGTTAGCGTGGATAAAAAATAAATTTAATGCAAAAACATACTTAGACATTGGATGCGGTCCTGGTGGCATGGTACAGTTAGCCGAGCGTTCGGGTTTTGATGTATTAGGTGTCGACGGCGATTATACATTAGATAGATACGATCCAAAAAAGTTTATAATACATGATTATACAACAGCACCGTTACACCTCGATACAATATATGATATTGCATGGAGCGTAGAATTTCTCGAACACGTATATGAAAAATATATGCCTAACTACATGTCTACATTTCAATGTGCAAAACGAGTTGTAATAACATATGCACCGCCTGGGTGGACAGGGCACCATCATGTAAACTTACAAGAGGAAGACTACTGGATAGAAAAGTTTACTCAGTACGGATTTAAATTAGATAAAACACTAACAGATGAATTGCGTAATAATTCAACAATGAATTATCCTAAAAAACCTAAAAAGGCATTTGTACGCAATAGAGGACTATTGTTTATTAATGAGCAATACTAAACTAGTATTAGGTATAAAAGAAATGTATAGGAATCACCCTATGCCTGATCTCCCTAATTTTAAATTAGTATCTTTTAAGGATAAAGAATTACTTGCATCTGCAGATGCTTACATACAACATAACATACTTGGGCAAAAGAGACGCAGTCTTGACAAATATTATCAATATATTTTAGATAGTAAGAAACCTTTTATAGTTGCTGAAAGTGCAGTGTTTAGACGTAATATGATACAGCCTCCGAACACAATGGCATACCATAGATATAGTTGGACTAGTTATTTTCAAAACGAGGGAGACTACTGTAATGAAAACAGTCCACCAGATAGATGGCAACGTATACAAGCAGAACAAAACATAGAAATTAAACCTTGGCGAACACAAGGAAAATATATACTTGTTATACTACAACGGCCAGGAGATAGCAGTTTAAAGAATCTTATTAGGCAACATAAAACATATGAAGGCTTTGTAACATATACTCTGAATCAAATTAAAAAGTACACAGACCGACCTATACGTGTACGTATGCATCCGTTAAGACAGGAACAACAATTAGAAATATTAAAAAAGTTTAATATCGAAATAAGCACAAATACACACGGTGCAGGTTTATTAGAGGGCGGCGATGGATTGTACGAAGATTTTAAAGACGCATATGCTGTAGTTGGATTTAATTCAAACGCACTAACTGAAAGTGTATGCGAAGGCATACCTACATTTAGTATGTGTGCTAGTTCAATGGCATGGCAGTGTAGTAACAAAGATCTAAAGCGTATTGAAAACCCTACACTTTTTGACAGAGATCAATGGTTGTATAATTTAGGATATTGCCAATGGCGCGAAGATGAAATAGCACAAGGCGCACCTTGGTATCACCTAAGCCAAAACTTTAAATAGCATCTATTCTTACCTATAAATATCTACATGAATGTTGTATTGGTAACAGGAGGGTTTGACCCTCTGCACTCTGGACATATTGAGTATTTCAAAGAAGCACGAAAACTCGGCAATAAATTAATTGTCGGAGTAAACAGTGATGAATGGCTTACACGTAAGAAGGGCAGACCATTTATGCCTTTTGAAGAACGTATTGCAATTATAAAAGAATTAACTTGTGTAGATAAAGTTATAGGGTTTGATGACAGTGATGATACAGCTTGTCATGCAATTTTTCATATGCTAAGTACACACGGAACTATCAACTTAATCTTTGCTAACGGTGGCGACAGAACCGATACTACTACACCTGAATACAAAATATATGGAGATTATCCAAATGTAAAATTTGCATTTGGTGTTGGTGG